AAATACCTGTATCTGTCTTCACATCCCGTTAACAAAAGTAGTAAGACTAAATATCTCATACCCTGACGTCCACGGCTTTAGCCCACTGAGTCTTAATCTCTTGGGCTTTTTGTTGTTGGTCAGCTTGCCTAGTTAACTCTGCCAAACGTTTCATATTCTGTTGATGGATCACTCGGTGAGCCTCTGACAACATTTGTGCGTTCTGTTGGTAAGTGGTAATTCTCATTTGCCCAAGCCAACCTTTCCAAGTAGGAGATTAACAATTTTGTCCGACAAATCGTCAGGCAAGAACTTTAGAAAACCTAAGAAATACAAAGCCACGCACCCATACACGAATATCTTGAGGCACATGTCAAAGGTCTTCTGGTACTCATTCACCGACCACACCTTCTGGTAGTTTCACAAAACTCCATCAACTCATAGATACCAATAACTACCAAGAACAGAACAAAGGCACAACCGCCAAGAATTATGGCCAACTCGTTTAACTCTGCTTCTTTTTCTTTAGCCTTCTTCTCTGCCCGCTCTAGGGCACGAAGTTCTCTTGCGTCATCAATGTCCATCTGGTCTTGACGGGCTTTGATCTTGTTCCACACGTCAATTTTGCCTGTGGTCATAAAGAGCATTTTGAGCTCCTCTTCAAACGCACGGGCCTGCTCAAGCGCCATCTCTATCTGTAGTGCGGTTCCCATGTTGGAACCCTTGCTTTTCTTTGTCTCAATCAGTGCTTTGGTAGCTGTGCTTTTTGCGTCGAACAACTTCCCGATCATTGGCGCAAGCGAGCCGAGATCATTGGCCACTGCACTGGCCTTCTTAACCATCGAGATTGCTGACTGTATGCCAGCTAGGGCTGTCATCGGGTCTATGGGAATCATTTCCGTTCTACCTTTTTCCATTCAATACAGTAGACTTTTCGGTTGTACACGTCGCCAACCCAAACCCACTTAACACATCTGTATTCGATAGATACAGCCAGTAAAATTATGGAAAGCACCATACAACGACGTACGTGCTCCAGATTACAAAACCGGTTACGCAGACCGCCGCAATAATTGCTTCGGCCCAGTCTCTCATTTTACAGCCCCAACACTTTTTTTACAAATTCCGCAGCCACACCGGGGCCAAACAAAACGGCTAGCATTACGGCGTAGAGCATGTACTCGATGTTCCGCATGCGGTCTTTACCGCTATCAAGTTTGCCCTCAATAGACCGGTATCTTTCAGCGCAAACAGCTTCGTGCACGGCTAGCCTTTTGTCAACATCTGCATCCATGATTTACCTCAAATAGTAGGTTCAACCCAGTCAGGGTTGTGGGGCCAAGTAACCGTTGCTCTTGCGTCGGAAACAGTTGCAGGGAAATCACGCAATGCTTGGCGGTATGTTGCCCACTCAGTTTTCTTAGGGATGGTGCAGTCAGGAATCTGAGTCCAATCGCAAGCATTTAGCAGTTGGTTGCGTGTTGCGCGAATGTTAGCCATTGCGGAATCTTTAGCCGCTTGGATTTCTTCAGCGGTTAGGCTTTCAACTTGTACCAAAGATACAAATTCACCATCATCATAAGGCGCACATTGCACTAACTTTTGCGTTAGTCGGTCATGCGCTTTAAATAGCGTAACTTTCTTTGCGTTGTTAGCCGCCAAAAATTCATCGCTTGGGCCATTACTGTTAAACGAGGTATCGGCAAACAGTTCGCGGTAATCGCCTACTGTAATTGGGTTTGTCAAAATTGCAATTTGCATGATAGTTCCTTAGTATGGGCCTGTATTGGAAAATGCCGCAGTTGGCGGTGTAAAGTTTGCGGTGTATCGGGCATAGCCTCTTGTGACTCGTAAATCATCAATGTAGCCACTCCATGTATAGTTATCAAATGTTCTTCCAACATGACAGCCTTGCTCTGTAAAATCTTGAGCATCTGTTGCACTACCAACACTTACACCATCTAAATACAAAGTAACAGTTGAGCCAGACCTAACTGCTGCTATATGTTGCCAAGTGTTTAATGTTAAATTTGTACTTGATTGAACAACAGTAACAGCAGAACCTTTGTAAAGCCCCCAAACTCCTGCACTTGAACTCGCAAGACCTAAATCCATTCCACCATTGGATAGAGTTGTTCTTGTATCAAAAACAGCACGATATGCAGAAAACGCTGTTGGATAAACCCATGCTTCAACTGTAAAGTTTGCCGTTCCAATCGCATAAATTGGGTTACTTTTGCCTGTTAAATAGTCGCCAGTCCCATCAAACGCTAAAGACCCAGTTCCATACTTCTTCACGCTTGTAGAAATCTGTGCATTGCCCACAGTTTCTAAGTTGTTCATCATGGCATTGTCAAAGATTGCGCCATTGGTCACGTTGGCTAAAAATGTTGTATTGGTGATTGCCGTCAGTGGCGCTGTAGGGGGTGTAAATTCAGTCGTATAAACTGCTGTGCCTTTTACAACCCTAGCATCTGTTATGTATCCTTTAAAGGCCGCCGCGCCAGTTAAAAATCCAATTTTTAATGATCCTGCTGTTGTGTAGGATTGACCGCTACTTTGCGCGGCTACTTCAATACCATTAACATAAATAGAAATAACTGATCCACTTCTTACTGCGGCAAGATGTATCCATTGATATGGAACTACTGGAAAATCCATAACGCCATCGCCAGTACTGTTATACCAACGAAGATTTAATCCGTTAATTGTAAATGCCCAGCTACCCGCAAACGAACTACTAAAATTTGCCATGTTAGTCATTACTGCGGCGTAAGACGATGATTGACTACCATTTAAATATACCCAACACTCAACTGTAAAGTTACCTGATGAACCTAATGTAAACGCCGCATTACTCGCTGTGTTTAAATAATCACCACTACCATCAAAGAAACCTGACCCACCAATCACGCTTGTGGAGTAGGCGGCAGAAGCACCAAATGGGTTGAAGCGTTGAACGCTTACAGTTCCAGTTAATGTAAGTACGTAATTGTTTGTACTATTATCTTTAAAACGATTTGATTGGCAAGTTAACAATTGCGTATTTGTAATTGCGGTTAATGGCGCGGTGCTTGGCGTAAACGCTGATGTGTAGACGGCAGTTCCAATTACGCATCTAAAGTTGGATGCATAGCCAATTGCACCACTGTCGTAATAACCAATAACTACATTGCCGTTTGGACTACTACTGCTAGGCAATGAACTTGTCCCTACTTGAACGCCATTTCTATAAAGATAAACAACACCAGAATTTCTTACAATAGCGTAGTGATTCCAAGTGCCATCTCCAATTATAAAATTATCTAAGTTGTAAATCCAAGCGTTATTTGAAGAGTTGGCAAAATAAATAGCACCACTACTATTTATGCTAAAAGGAGAATATCCACCCGAAGTTCCCCAAGACACTTCAAATCTAGAACCGCTAAACCAAAATTCAACCGTGTAGTTGCTAGTCGAAAGGGCTAGTGTGCTTGGAACAGTAATATAACTTGCAGACCCACTAAAATAATTACCCCAATTAGACCCATAAGGCGAAAAAGAACCTTGCGTTGTATTGCCGTTGCTGGTAATGGTGAAATTATTAGGGCTACTGTCTAAGAATGTATTGTTTTGTGCGCCATTAGTCCCATCACCATGCAATAACATAGTCACATAATTAAATTGAGCGTCTACTGGTGCCGCAGGAGTCCCTGCCCCCCTGTTTAGTTTTTTAGCTAAAAACATTAAGCGCTCCCTGCCCAATTACCATAAACAGTTCCACCAACTTGCCAAATAGTGACCACATTGGTTGATGAGGCTTCAAGTGTTGGTGCAGTTCCAGAACCAGCTATGCTAATCCAAGTCATCGTAGGCCAAGTAACTGTGTACGTAACTGGATTAAGCATCAACACAACTGACTGACCATCAGCCAGTGACTCAGTAAAAGTCGTGTTTGCACCGAGTGTCTTAGTTTGGATTGTGCCATTTGCGGGATCAATTGCAGTACCAGACAAAGCATAAACAGTTTCGATATAAGACGTAACAGTTGGATTTGTCAGGGTTTTGCCTGAAAGGGTTTCTGTACCTGTAGGGGTTACATAATCTGTACCCGCAGTAGCATTAGCCAAAGCTCCGCCTGAATTGGCTTTTAGCAAGGCTGTTCCGCTTGGGGGCGCAAGGTAATCTGTACCCGCAGTAGCCGCAGAAATTGCAGTACCATTTCCTTTAAGAACACCTGTGATAGATGTTTGTAGAGTCAAAGCTGGAGTTGCGCCACCTGAACTTGTACCTGTAAAACCATTAGAGGAAGCAACAGATACTGCGGTTACGGTTCCCGCATCGTTGTTAATCCATGTTGGAACACCGGCTCCGTTACTTTTTAGGATTTGTCCAGAAGTACCAGCTGCAGTAAACGCTAAAGTTGTACCATCGCCAACCGCAACCGCACCTGCTGTCGGTGTGTTGTTTCCGTTAATTATGACTGCCATTTTGATTTCCTT